CATGCCAGCTTGATTGCTGCACCGGGTGGGTTTGCACATCAGGGTGCTAACTGCATCATCCTGTGTAATGAAGAAGGCTATCATCGTGTAGGTGCTAGATACCTTACTGCTGCAACTGGCATGACTATGCGTGAGATTAAAGACAATCCAGCTAAAGCACGTGAGTTATATGCACCTGTTAAGGAACGCATTAAGATTAAAGATGCAACAGGTCGTGACATGAATTGGGTTGAATCAATCTGCAAATCATACAAGCCTGATGTTGTACTGCTGGACATGGGTGATAAGTTTGCCAAGACAGGTGGCTTTGCTCGTACAGATGAAGCATTAAAGGCTAACGCTGTTCATGCACGTATGATTGCCAAGCAGCATGAGTGTGCAATGTTTTATATGTCACAGCTATCTGCTGATGCTGAAGGCAAGGTATTGCTTAACCAGTCTATGATGGAAGGCTCACGCACAGGTAAAGCTGCTGAAGCTGACTTAATGATATTGATTGCTAAGAACCCACCAGTAGACAATCAGGATGAAGAAGATACACAACGTCACTTGAATATTGTAAAGAATAAGTTGACAGGTTGGCATGGTGTGGTACACTGTGAACTTGAATATCAGACAGCGAGGTATACAGTATGAGAAAAAAATTTGACAGAACGCTACACAAAGAGCATGATAAAAAAGCAAGAATGAGAACTATGGAGTTTATGCAAATAAAAGGATATGAGGTTTGGGAGAATCCGAATGAGTATGGACAAGACCTAATTGCAGAAGGAAGCAAGGGTAAGTTTTTTGTTGAATGTGAGGTAAAGACAGTTTGGCGTGGTGATACTTTTCCGTTTGACAGTTTACAACTACCTGAAAGAAAGAGTAAGTTTTTTACAAAGCCAACTTTGTTTTTCATATGGAACAACGAATTGTCTTGTGCTATGATGTTTAAGTCAGATGACGTAAAAGATTTGCATCCAGTTGAAGTGCCGAATAAATATGTTTCATCTGGTGAATTGTTTTATCAGATACCACTAGATAGAACTAAAACAGTAAGGATGAGTAGATATGAAACTAACAATTGATGTAGAAAATACAGTCACCAAGCGTGATGGTAAGATGCACCTTGATCCATTTGAGCCAGAGAACTCATTGACTATGGTTGGTATGCTTAACGATCAAGGTGTTGAGCGAATTGTTACGTTTGACCACAGTGAGGTGGAGGCTGACGACTTTGGACATACTGTTGTTCAGGAGTGGTTAGACAAAGCTACGGTCATCATCTGCCATAACGCTGCTTATGATTTGATGTGGCTATGGGAGTCTGGCTTTAAGTATGATGGTGCAGTCTTTGATACAATGTTGGCAGAGTATGTGCTACAGCGTGGTATTAAAGAGCCACTGTCACTTGAGGCTTGTGCAGAACGATATGAGTTAGACACAAAAAAGCAGGACACATTAAAAGAGTACTTCAAGAAAGGATACAGCACTCGTGACATACCACATGCTGAGTTGTCAGAGTACTTATCTGCTGACCTTCGTGCCACACAGCAGCTTGCTGATAAGCTGTTCTATCGCCTAAACACTGTACCAGATAGTGGCTTGATGAATACTGTAGTTCTTACAAATCAGGTTTGTGTTTCACTTGCACGTATTTACCAGCGTGGCTTTGCAGTTGATCTGTCCAAGCTAGATGAAGTACGTCAGGAGTTTGAGGAAGAAAAGAAAAAACTTGAATCAGACCTTCAGTCACATGTGCGTAAGGTCATGGGTGATACACCTATTAACCTTAACAGCCCAGAGCAACTGTCTTGGGTTATCTATGGTCGCAAAGTTCTGGATAAGAGTGAGTGGGCTGAACGTATTGACCCATACATGTCAAGCGGTGAGTTTGACAGAATGATGTCATCAGGTACAAAACGTCTATACAAGACTGTGGCACAGCAATGTCCATCGTGTAATGGTGCTGGTTATGTTCGTAAGACTAAGAAGAATGGTGAGCCGTTTGCAAACCCTAGCCGATGCAAAGAATGTGATACTGCTGGATTCTTATTCAATCCAACTGATGTTCTAGCTGGCTTCAAGTTTAAGCCACCATCAGCTAAGTGGGCAAGTGCTAATGGTTTTACTACAAGCAAACAAAACCTTGAGATACTAGAAGGTGCAGCACGTAGTAAGGGCATGACAGATGCAGAAGATTTTCTGTATAAGGTACGTAGACTGAGTGCTGTTGATACTTACCTGTCTTCCTTCGTGGAAGGTATTGCAGCACATACAAAGCAGGACGGTAAGCTGCACGTAAGGTTGCTACAACACCGCACTGCTACTGGTCGCTTCTCTGGTGCTGATCCGAATATGCAGAACATGCCTCGTGGCGGCACGTTTCCTGTAAAGAAAGTATTTGTGTCACGATTTGAAGGTGGTAAGATACTTGAGGCTGACTTTGCACAGCTAGAGTTTCGTGCTGCCGCTTATTTATCACAAGATGAGGTAGCAATTGAAGAAGTATCTACTGGGTTTGATGTACACTCATATACCGCTAAAGTTATTAGTGATGCTGGTCAGTCTACGAGTAGACAGGATGCGAAAGCACATACGTTTGCGCCACTCTATGGGGCAACAGGATTCGGCAGAAGCAAAGCAGAAGCGGCGTATTACGAACATTTCACAGACAAATACAGAGGAGTGGCGGCTTGGCATACCAGACTGGCTAAAGAAGCTATAACAACACAAAAGATTACCACGCCCAGTGGTCGTGAGTTTGCGTTCCCTGATGTGGTACGTAAATCTACTGGACGTGTATCACACTTTACACAGATAAAGAATTACCCTGTGCAATCATTCGCTACAGCAGACATTGTTCCGATTGCATTATTGCATATTGATGAGTTGCTAAAGGGTTTGCAATCGTGTATAGTGAATACAGTGCATGATAGTATAGTCATTGATGTTCATCCAGATGAAGAAGCAAAAGTAATCAGCATCATAGACGCTACTAATGAAGCACTACCTAAACTTATCGCTGCACGTTGGGGTGTAAACTTTAATGTGCCGCTGCTTTTAGAAGCAAAAATCGGACCGAATTGGCTTGACACTAAGGACATAGCGTGATATAACTATGCCTCATTCACTCTACAGAAAGGAGTAACACATATGACAGAACTTACAACGATAGACCAAAATAATTATGCTGCTATGGCGAAGGTAATGGGCATTGCAAAAGAAGGTGGGAGTAAACCTAAATCTAGTTCTCTTGCACGTCTACGCATTAACCATTCTCCAGTAATGGGTACTGCTGAAGTAAACGGTAAAAATGTAAACGTAGAAGTAGTAGAAGGTGGAACATATAAGTTGGAAATCCCAGATGGGCCAACCTACTATGCTTCAGCAGTGAAGGTACGTGCCTTCATTCAACGCTTCATGTACAAGCGTTTTGTTATGGGTAATGCTAAATCACCTAATCGTTTCATCAAATCTTTAATGACAGATGACTCTAAGATGGAATCTGATCTGAAAGACAATGATGGTGGCTTTAACTGTGGTAAACCTGCTGGATACATTCAGGACTTCAAGGCATTGCCTGAGAAACTACAAGACTTAATTAAACAGATTAAGCGTGTACGTGTTGTCTTGGGTACTGTTGAACTGATTGATCCTGTGAATGATAAAGGTGAGCCTGTAGAGGTTGATGTTACTCCATTCATCTGGGAGATTGACAATCGTGATGCATTTAAGTTGGTTGGTGATGTGTTCACTAAACTTGCTAAGATGGAACGTCTTCCACCTATGCATACATTCTTGGCAAATACCAATGAACGCAAGATGCCTAATGGTAATAGCTTCTTTGTTCCTGTGGTATCGCTTGATGTCACTAAGACTATTGATCTTAACCAAGAAGATCAGGTGATGTTTGGTGACTTTGTATCTTGGATTGATAATTACAATTCTTATATTATCAATTCTTGGGCAGAAAAGGTGAACTCAAAACTTGAAGACGGTGACGATGAAATCATTGATGATTTAGTTGACATCGAAATCGAAGAAGAGGTAGCGTAATGAACCACCCCGCTGAACTGGCACTGCATCAGTATCTTCAAGATGCTGTAAAAGGCAACTCAACTGTATCACCTGAAACAATCAAACAGATTGGTGATGATGTGATGGCTGCTGCACAACGCCAGTTTGGTGGGGGTAACAAGCGTGATAAGTTTGGTCTACGTATGTCAAATGTAGGTAGGCCAACCTGTCAACTCTGGTATGACAAGAATAAGCCAGAGGTAGCGTTACCCTTCCCAACAACATTCATAATGAACATGATGATCGGTGATATTGTCGAGGCTGTGTTCAAGGGTATACTCAAAGAAGCAGGAGTTAAATATGAGGACACGGACAAAGTTACTCTTGATCTTGGTGACGACAGCGTTTCTGGTTCTTATGATCTTGTCATTGATGGTGCAGTTGATGATATTAAATCAGCTTCAGACTGGTCATACAGAAACAAGTTTGAATCCTATGACACCCTTGCAAGTGGTGATGGGTTTGGATACATAGCACAGCTTGCTGGTTACGCCAAAGCATCTGGCAAGAAAGTAGGTGGCTGGTGGGTAGTCAACAAAGCCAATGGTAAGTTTAAGTATGTGCCAGCTAAAGGTAT